AGGAAGTACAGCCTCATATGGTATACAATTAGCAGGATCAAATGCTGGTGGTGGAGAAAATGCTTTATCATTAAGAAATGTAAGTAATGGAAGTTTTGGAACGTGGAGAAGAATATACCATGAAGGTCACAAACCTACTTACTCAGAGCTTGGTACTATGGCTTACGGTAATCTTACAGGTACACCAACAATACCAACAAACAATAATCAATTAACAAACGGAGCAGGATATTTAACGTCATCTAGTACAATTGCGCAAGCAAACAATCTGCAAGCGTTTGATGATAGAGACATGGCGCCTGAAGACTTAGCTTATAGTGATGATTTAAAGTTATTTTTCTCAGCTAGAGAAGGTTTAGAAGATGGTACTAGTACAGGAAGTGACTGGCAAGATGTTCTTGTTTTAAACTCTTATTCAGATAGTTCTGGTGGTAATGCTAACGTTTTAGCTTTTGATAAAAACTCATATAAAATACGCCATTACCAAGCAGGTTTAAGTGCTAGTAATTGGGGTACTGCAAAAACTATAGCCTATACATCTGATATACCTACAGACTTTGTATCTGCTGCAAATGGTGGGACGTTTAGTGGTGATTTAACTATTAATGGAAATTTATATCTAGGGGATCAAGTGAGAATTGGTGATGATGCCTGGATAGAAGATTTTAATGTAGCTAATGCTATAAAAATAAAAGGTAATCAAAATAATGCAAATGGGTATATTGCATTTGGTAGTCAAAATGATGTTTTAGGAAGAGCAGGAACAGGTGCGTTAACATGGGCTGGTAACACAATATGGACAGCTGGAAACGATGGTTCAGGTTCTAGTTTAGATGCAGATCTACTAGATGGTCAACACGCTTCAGCATTTGTGACTATGACTACTGATACAACTATTAGTGGTAGAAAAACTTTTAGTCATGCAGATGGTTTACAAATATTATCTGGTAATCAAGGTAATGCAATACGTTTAGTTACAAATAACTACGCTTCTCAAATAGCTGATAGTTTTTCAGGTAACACAGTTAAATCTTATATATATTTTGATGCACAAAGTTCGTCAAATGATCCTGGTTACATAATGCATGAAACATCTGCTAGTGAATCAAATGAAGGTGTTTTACATTTATGTCCTTCTGATGATAACAGTGCAGGAGATTACGTAAGTATACACGGAACAAACGATGCTGATGTTATAAAACTACACACAAGTGGTTTAGTAGAAACTGTAAATTTACAATTAGAATTAAAATCCGGTAGTGGTGATGTTCTTATAAGTGATAATGTAGACATAAACGGTAATATAGATGTATCTGGTACTGTAACTTGGTCAGGTGGTAGTTCAACAAATGCTAATACAGCATATGGATGGGGCAATCACGCTAGCGCTGGATACATAACATCAAGTAGTCTTGGTGTTAATTGTACTTTTTCTGCGGATTCTGCTAATGGTGATAATATGAGCACTAGAAGAGCATCTGGTTTTTATGAAACATCAACACCAACAGGTGCTGAAGGTTGGCCAACAAACACACAAGTTGGTAACACTACTTGGATGCATTTAATATCTGCAACACATAGTAACGATAATAATTATTACGCTATGCAACTTGCTGGATCATTTTTTAATCAATCATTATTTCATAGAAATACTAACAGTAGTGGAACAACAAGTTGGTTAAGAGTAGCTCAACATAACGATAGCACTGTTATAGCTGGTGAGTGGATTAGAGCTGATAAGTTTTATACATATAACAACACAACATACTATGTAGATCCTGCTAACACTAGTTTAATGAATAATGTAAACGTTTATGGTCTTATAGGTTTAAACGGTTATGGTAAGTTTGGTCATTGTAATGGTTCTGGTGGTAACATGCTTGGCTTTAACAATAGTAATGGAGCTGGAGCTACTTTAGCTGTTAATAAATCAGGGCAAGTATATGAGTATGAAAAAATATTTACATTTAAAGTTTCTGGAAATGGTTGGGTTAATAGATCTAGTAACCCTTATAAACTAATACAAGCACCAGGGGTTGATAAAATGATAGTAGTAGATGAGTTTTTAGTCTATATAGATTATGCAACTAGAACTGGTTTAGGTGGTAGTGGAATAGGTTTATCTTATGAACAAGCGGCTTATTCAGTAGGTTTTTATTTAAATGAAACTGGTCAAGCGCAAAACACAGCTGCTCACGGTGTTGGTGGAACTTTTTACACGGCTGGTATAATGCCAGGTGGTTTTATGAATACTACTTTAGATAGAGGTTACTATAGAGATGTTCCAGTACATCAATCAGCGCTTATAGCTAATAGATCCTTATTCTTTAAAACTTCAAGAAACTGTAGTAGCAGCAGTAATGCACCAGGCGGAGCACATTACATAAAAATAAAATATAGAGTTATAGATATATCTGATGAGTTTAGCGACTCTGGTACCGATCAGACTATAAGTAGTAGCTCTTACCACGGTCAATACGCTCACAGTGCAGATGGTCAAAAACAATACACCGACAGCGGTGGTGTTAACTGCTAGGTAAAAAATGTGAAAATAGCGTAATAATATAAACATAGAAATAACTTAAAATAATAATTATGGCAATTACTTATACATGGAAGATCACGGCTATGAAAAAAGCACCATCGATGGACGGACTGTCTGATGTGATCACAGGATTAAACTTTGATTATACTGGAGTAAAAGGCTCTGGTGATAACAAAAAAGAAGCTACATTTCACGGGGCGTGCCCTGTTGGAGCTCCTGATTCAGAAAACTTTACAGCATTAGCTGATTTAAAAGAAACAGATGTTATTGAGTGGGCTAAAGCAAACCACCCAGTAGAACATATGAATGAAGTTATTGAAAAGCAAATCGCTGATCAAGAAACACCAAAGAACGTAGAAGTTGACGCGTTACCTTGGGTTAGTGAATAAAGTCAACAACAATTAAATTTAATAAAATGGCAAAAACACAGGATTTAAAAATCACAGATGAACAACTAAACGAATTACAAGGTTTAGTTACTAAAATCAACAACGCTCAAATGCAGTTAGGGCAAGTTGAATCTCAAAAGTATGATATTATAGCTGCTTTACCAGCTCTTAGAAAAGATCTTCAAGAGTTTCAAAGCAAATTAGAAGAAGAGTACGGTAAGGTGAGTATTAATATACAAGACGGTACTATTAAACAACCTGAAGATGAATCTAATCAGGAAAATTAGTATAGGAAAAGACTATAAAAATGAAGCAATGCATTACTCCGTAGGCCAAGAGGTCTACGGAGGACATGTTATCGATTCAATAGTTGAAAATGACGACAAGTACAGTATATTTATAGTTAAAAATAAAGAAATACTACCTTGGAAAGACTTCAACAAAAACATGGCGATAGCAGTAGAATATAATTTAGAATATTAATGCAAGGGCTTTTTGATTTTATAGTAACACCAGTAGAATCAAGATACAATAACACTAAGAAACTAGGTGATAAAGAACTTATTTTAAATACTGAGATATTTACACACAAAAACGTAAGTAGAAATGCTATAGTAATAGCAACACCAAGAGCTGTTGAAACAGATATTAAACCTGGTGATGAAGTTATTATACATCATAATGTTTTTAGAAGATTTAACGATATTAGAGGTGAAGAAAAAAACTCTAGAAGTTATTTCAAAGAAGATCAATATTTTGTAGACGTAGATCAAATTTATTTATATAAACAAAACAATAAGTGGAAATCAATAAATGATTATTGTTTTGTTAAGCCAATTAAATCTTATAATATTTTTAACACAGAACCAGAACAACCTTTGGTTGGTATTTTAAAATACACAAATGGTTCTAAAGAACTTGAACATTTAAAAGTTAACGACTTAGTTGGTTTTACACCTAATAGCGAATTTGAGTTTATTATAGATAACGAAAGATTATATAGAGTATTAACCAAAGCAGTAACTATTAAATATGAATATCAAGGAAAAGAAAAAGAATATAATCCAAGCTGGTTATAAAGCTGTAGATGAATTAATTAAGGTTGCTAAAGAACCTATAGTTGAAACAGAAGATGATATTTCTGCTGATAGACTTAAAAACGCAGCTGCTACTAAAAAATTAGCTATATTTGATGCTTTTGAGATATTAACTCGTTTAGAATCTGAAAAAGCAATACTAGAAAACAAACCGATAGAAGAAGATAAAAAATCTTTTAGCGGTTTTGCTGAAAAAAGATCTAGATAATGAAGCTGTATGAATTAGTAAATCCAGTTAAAATAAACACTTTAAAAAGATTAAATAAACTTAAAAAGTGGCAATATGGATATAACAAAGATCACGATATAGTTGTTATTAGTAAGAACGGTACAATAGGTGACATATATGAAATACAAGGTTTAAAAATAGCTTTACCTAAGACGCCAAAAAAAATACAAACTTTTAAAAACAACACGTGGCAGGTTGAGACATACCCAAAAGAATTAAATAGAATAAAAACTATATTTGATTGGAGAGATTACCCGCAGTCTTTTAAAAACAAATATATAGACTATATTGAAAATGAATTTAAAAAAAGAGATGAAGGATTTTGGTTTAATAACAAAAATATTCCTACTTACATCACTGGCACTCACTACATGTACTTGCAGTGGTCCAAGATTGATGTTGGGAACCCAGACTTTAGAGAAGCAAATAGATTATTCTACATTTTCTGGGAAGCTTGCAAAGCGGATTCCAGATGCTACGGGATGTGTTACCTTAAGAACAGACGTTCTGGGTTTTCATTTATGGCCTCAGGAGAGACAGTTAATATGGCTACCATATCAAGTGACGCAAGATTTGGTATATTATCCAAGTCTGGGCCAGATGCAAAGAAGATGTTCACCGATAAGGTGGTACCCATATCAGTTAACTACCCCTTCTTTTTCAAGCCGATCCAAGACGGTATGGACAGACCGAAAACAGAACTTGCCTACAGAGTACCAGCGTCCAAGCTTACGAGACGGAACATTACTCTCACCGATGATAAACCAGAAGAACTCACGGGTCTTGACACGACCATCGACTGGAAAAACACGGGTGATAACTCCTACGATGGAGAGAAACTCAAACTCCTCGTCCACGATGAATCGGGGAAATGGGAGAGGCCGAACAACATCCTCAACAACTGGAGGGTTACGAAAACGACATTAAGATTAGGTAGTAGAGTTATCGGTAAGTGTATGATGGGTTCAACGAGCAATGCTCTTGACAAAGGAGGTAATGAATTTAAAAAATTATACTATGACTCAGATGTTACAAAAAGAAACCGCAATGGACAGACAAGCTCGGGATTATATAGTTTGTTCATACCTATGGAATGGAACTACGAAGGATTCATTGATTCTTATGGACTACCTGTATTCGAAACACCTGAAGAAGAAGTTCTTGACCCGTACGGCGATATAATAGATGTAGGTGTTATAGATCATTGGCAGAATGAAGCTGATGGTTTAAGTAACGATCAAGATGCTTTAAATGAATTTTACAGACAGTTTCCAAGAACTGAAGAGCACGCGTTTAGAGACGAAACAAAAAATAGTATATTTAATTTAGTTAAATTATACGAGCAGATAGATTACAATGAAGAAACTGCTAATGTTAGCACTGGTAACTTTCAATGGGTTAACGGTATAAAAGACACTAAAGTTATATTTTATCCAGATTTAAAAGGTAGGTTTAAAATAAACTGGACACCCTCACCACATTTACAAAATAATGTAATTAATAAAGATGGTAGAAAATATCCAGGAAACGAGCACATGGGTGCTTTTGGTTGTGATAGTTATGATATATCAGGAACTGTTGATGGTAAAGGATCTAAAGGTTCATTACACGGTTTAACTAAGTTTAGCATGGAAAACGCTCCTCCAAACGAGTTTTTTTTAGAATATATAGCAAGACCATCTACAGCAGAAATATTTTTTGAAGATGTTTTAATGGCATTGGTTTTTTATGGTATGCCATTATTAGCAGAAAACAACAAACCAAGATTATTATATTATTTAAGAAGAAGAGGTTATAGGGGTTATTCTATGAATAGACCTGATAAAGTTTGGAACAAACTATCTGTTACAGAAAAAGAAATAGGGGGTATACCTAATTCAAGTGAAGATATTAAACAAGCTCACGCTGCCGCAATAGAAATGTATATACAAAACTACGTAGGTAAAAAAAATAACGGTGAATATGGAACAATGCCTTTTAATGAAACATTAAATGATTGGGCAAAGTTTGATATAAATAGAAGAACAAAGTTTGATGCAGCAATTAGTAGCGGTTTAGCTATTATGGCTTGTAACAGACATTTGTATTCACCAGTTCAAAACGTAGCAAAAAAGAAAATAAATTTAAGTATAGCTAGATATAAAAATAAAGGCTATCATTCAAAACTAATAGAAAAATAATATGGCTGAGTCAGTTACATCAAATTATTTTCCTAGTCAAGTAGTTAGTGATTTAGAGAAACAATCAAAAGAATACGGCTTAAAAGTTGGTAAAGCTATTGAATACGAGTGGTTCAAAAGAGATAGTGGTACTAATAGATTTGCTAGTAATCAAAATAATTTTCATAAATTAAGACTATACGCAAGAGGAGAGCAAGCTATACAAAAATATAAAGACGAATTATCTATAAATGGTGATTTGAGTTATTTAAACTTAGACTGGAAACCAGTACCTATTGTACCTAAATTTGTAGACATAGTAGTAAATGGTATATCAGAAAGAACTTTTGACATAAAAGCTTATTCACAAGACCCTTTTGGCGTATCAAAAAGAACTAAGTACATGCAAGGTATAATGGCTGACATGAAAACTCAAGACTTAGCGGCTTTTGCGCAAGAAGCTTTTGGTGTAAACATAATGTCGACGCCACCATCAAAGCTACCAGATAGTGAAGAAGAGTTGCAATTACATATGCAATTAAATTATAAGCAAGGTGTTGAATTAGCTGAAGAGCAAGCTATTCACACTATATTAGAAGGTAATAGATACGAGTTAACTAGAAAAAGAGTTAATTATGATTTAACCGTTTTAGGTATTGGATGTGTTAAAAACAGTTTTACAAAAGCAGAAGGTGTTAAAGTAGAATATGTAGATCCAGCTAATATAGTTTATTCATATACTGAATCACCTTATTTTGAAGATATATACTATGTGGGTGAAATTAAAGTTCTACCTATAAATGAACTTAAAAAAGAGTTTCCAGATCTTACAGACGAAGATTTAAAAGAAGTAGGTAAACAGGGTTATCAGTCAACAGGTTTCTATAATAGAAGTCTAGCTGAAGCTACAGTTATAGATCAAAACCAAGTTCAAGTTATGTATTTTAACTTTAAAACATATGCTAACGAAGTATATAAGGTTAAAGAAACATCGACTGGCGCTAGTAAAGTTATCGTAAAAGACGATAGGTTTAATCCACCTAATGAGTTGCTTGAAGAAAGGTTTGGTAAAATGTCTAGACAAGTTGAAGTTTTATATGAAGGTGCTTTAATACTAGGTACTAAAAAACTTTTAAAATGGGAGCTTGCTAAAAATATGATGAGGCCTAAGAGTGATCACACTAAAGTTAAAATGAATTACTCTATAGTTGCGCCAAGAATGTATAAAGGTAAAATTGAATCATTAGTTAGTAGAATAACAACATTTGCTGACATGATACAGATAACACACCTTAAGTTACAACAGGTTATGTCTCGTATGGTTCCAGACGGTATATACGTAGATGCTGATGGTTTAGCTGAAATTGATTTAGGTAATGGTACTAATTATAATCCACAAGAAGCATTAAATATGTTCTTTCAAACTGGTAGTATTATTGGTAGATCTATGACTGCTGATGGTGATATGAATCCAGGCAAAGTACCAATACAAGAAATACAAAGTGGCTCTGGAGGCTCTAAATTACAGTCTCTAATACAAACATATAACTACTACCTACAAATGATCAGAGATGTCACCGGGTTGAACGAGGCGCGTGATGGTAGTATGCCTGACAGTAAGTCTTTAGTAGGTATACAAAAAATAGCTGCAGCTAATAGTAATACAGCAACTAGACACATATTACAAGGTGGTTTATTTTTAACAGCTGAAACAGCTGAATCAATATCACTTAGAATATCTGACATCATAGAATACTCACCAACTAAAGAAGCTTTTATACAGAAAATTGGTGGTCATAACGTAGCTACATTAAGTGAAATGGCAGACTTACATTTGTATGATTTTGGTATATTTATTGAGCTAGCGCCTGATGAAGAAGAAAAACAGTTGTTAGAAAATAATATACAAATGGCTTTATCAAAAGATGGTATAAATCTTGAAGACGCTATAGATATTAGAGAAATTAAAAACGTTAAGTTAGCAAACCAATTGCTTAAAATACGTAGAAAAAAGAAAAAGCAAGAAGACCAAGCTATTCAACAACAAAATATACAAGCTCAGTCTCAAGCTAATGCTCAAGCTCAACAAGTTGCGGCTCAAGCTGAAGTACAGAAAAACTCAGCAATAACTCAAAATCAAATGCAACTACAGCAAGGTAAAAACGAATTAGAGTTAGTAAAAATGCAGCAAGAAGCTATGCTTAAAAAAGAATTAATGAATCACGAATTTCAACTAAACATGCGTATTAAACAAATGGAAGCTGAAGTGTTGAAAGGAAGAGATACAGAAAAAGAAGATCGCAAGGACGAAAGAACAAAAATCCAAGCGAGTCAACAGTCTGAGTTAATTGATCAAAGAAAAAAGGAGTCTCCACCTAAAAACTTTGAATCCTCAGGCAACGATATAATGGGTGGAGGATTTGGATTAAATGCTTTTGATCCAAGATAACATTTGTTAAATTTTATAATATTATATTATGGCAGAAAACCAAGAAGAAAAGGTTGTCGAAGAAGTAGTTGAGACAACTGAAGAAAAAGTTGAACAACCTCAAGAAGAAAAGGTTGAAGAAACAAAAGAAGAATCTAAAAACGAAATTTTAGATGATGGCACTGTAAAAGTAGACTTAAGAAACTATAGTGAAGAAACTACAAAAGAACCTGTAGAAGAAACTGTAGAAGAAAAAGTTGAAGAACAACCTGTTGAAGAAGTTGTACAAGAAGTTGTACAAGAAGAGAAAGAAGAAGAAGTTGTAGAAGAGCAACCAGTTTTAGAAGAGGTAACTGAAGAGGTTACTGAACAAGCTGAAGAGCTTCAAGAAGAGGTTGAACAGGCAATAGGTGAAGCTCAAGAAACTGGGCAACAATTACCAGATAATATTCAAAAAGTTGTAGACTTTATGAACGAAACTGGTGGAAGTTTAGAAGATTATGTTCAATTAAATAAAGATTACTCAAAAATGAGTGATAATGATTTATTGAGTGAGTATTTTAAACAAACAAAACCTCACCTCACCGAAGAAGACAGAGTATTTATGATGGAGGATATGTATTCATATGATGAAGACTCTGACGATGAAAAAGAAATTAGAAGAAAAAAATTGGCGTTAAAAGAGCAAGTTGCGAACGCTAGGTCCCACTTAGACGGGCAAAAGTCTAAATATTACAACGAGGTCAAAGCTGGTTCTAGATTAAACCCAGAACAACAAAAAGCTGTTGACTTCTTTAATCGATACAATAAAAACTTGGAACAAACCGAGGTAGATAAGTCAGTTTTCCAAAAGAAAACAAATGAAGTTTTTACTGATAAATTCAAAGGTTTTGAATATAACGTTGGTGAAAAAAGATATAGACTTAATATTAAGGATGTAAATAAAGTTAAAGATACACAATCTGATATTAACAATTTTGTTAGTAAATTCTTAAACAAGAAAACACAACAAATGGATAATGCTGGTGGTTATCATAAATCTTTGTTTACAGCAATGAATCCTGATCTTGTAGCAAACCACTTTTATCAACAAGGTAAATCCGATGCTTTAAAAGAAAGCATGGCTAAATCTAAAAATGTTGATATGTCACCAAGAGGTACTCATTCAAATGAAATACCAACTGGCGGTATAAAAGTAAGAGCTATTCCAGGAAACACTTCCAATGATTTTAAAGTAAAGATTAGAAATTTTAACAAAAAACAATAACTTAATTTAAACTTTAAAAACTTAAAATTATGGCTTTAGGTACAACAGGCGCGGCTAGTGCATTAGCGCACATTAGCCCACGCCCAACAAAAACCCTTTACGGGGACAATTACTTAAGTTTTGACTCCTCTTCAGGAGGTGGAACTTTCGCGCAACAGTTCTTGCCAGAAATATATGAAAAAGAAATTGAGAGGTTCGGTAAAAGAACAGTCTCTGGTTTCTTAAAAATGGTAGGAGCAGAAATGCCTTTGGCTTCTGATCAAGTAATTTGGTCTGAGCAAGGTAGATTACACGTCGCTTATGATGACGCTGCATCTGGTGAAGCAGTAAATATTGCTGATGCTAGTGCTAATACAATTACTTTACCAAACGGTAACTTAGTTAAAGACAATGATACTATTATTGTTTCTAATTTAACTGGTGGTAAAGTATTAAAATGTATCGTTGTTTCAGGTGGTGGAACTGGTACTATAACTGTAGCTCCATATTCTCAGTCTCATTTAGACGCCCAAAACTCAGGTGCGGTTGAATTTCTAGACGCTGAAAATGTGAAACTATTTGTTTACGGTACAGAATATAAAAAAGGATCAAGCGGTCTTACAGGATCAATTGACGCTCCATTTACTCAGTTTTCAAACAGACCAATTATTTTGAGAGACAGATACCAAGTTAATGGTTCTGACACTGCTCAAATTGGTTGGGTTGAGGTTACTACAGAAAACGGCGCAAGCGGTTATCTATGGTATTTAAAATCTGAGCATGAAGCAAGACTAAGATTTGAAGATCAATTAGAAATGGCAATGGTTGAAGGTGAAAAGGTAGGTGCAAACTTCCAAGGAACTGGAGCTGCTGCTGTTCAAGGTACAGAAGGTTTATTTTCTGCTCTTGAATCAAGAGGGTTAATATTCAACTCTACTGATTTTGATGTATTCAAAAACTTAGGCGCTGCTGATGGTGGTGCTGGTTCTGCTGGATCTTACGTAGCTCAAACTGGTTTGGGTGAATTTGATTCAATTTTACAAGAACTTGACAAGCAAGGTGCTATTGAAGAAAACATGATGTTTTTAAATAGAGCAACGTCTCTAGAAATTGACAACATGTTAGCTTCTATAAACGCTGGATTTGTCGGTGGTGTTTCTTACGGTGTATTTAATAACGCTGAAGATATGGCATTGAATTTAGGTTTCTCTGGTTTCAGACGAGGTTCTTATGACTTCTACAAAACTGACTGGAAATACTTAAATGACTCTGTAACAAGAGGATTAATCAGTGACATCGAAGGTGTTATCGTACCTGCTGGAACAAGCACAGTATATGACGAATCGTTAGGTAAGAACATTGCTAGACCTTTCTTACACGTAAGGTATAGAGCTTCTGAAGCTGATGACAGAAAGATGAAATCTTGGATCACTGGATCTGTAGGTGGAAACTTTACATCAGATGCTGATGAAATGGTAGTAAACTTCTTATCTGAAAGATGTTTATGTGTACAAGCTGCAAATAACTTCGTATTATTGAAGGCTTAATATTTATATAAAGGGAAGGGTGCTTCGGCACCCGCCTCTTTATTTTTTTAACTTTTTTATTTAATTATATCATGGCAATAACAATAACAAAGCCCAAGAATTGGGTTATAAAAGACAGAACGTATTTAGTAAAAGGCAATGGAAACCCAGTGATTTTTACAGTACCCTGTAGACATACTCAAAGAAAACCATTAATGTGGTTTGATGAGGAAAAAGGTATCAATAGAGAATTAAGATACGCAACAAATCAAAACTCACCTTTTGTAGATGAACAAAAAGGTTTATGTACATTAGGTCACGTAGTAATGAAAGAAGGTAAGCTTTCTGTTCCAAAATCAGATCAAGCTTTACAATTATTACTATCAGTTTATCACCCTAAGAAGGGTATACTTTATGATGAATTTGAACCAGAAGCAATAGCTAATAACCAAGTTGATTGGATAGAACTTGAACTAGAAGCTTTAAATTTAGCGGTGCAGTTAGAAATTGACGATGCTGAAGCTATATTAAGAGTTGAGAAAGGTTCTGCTGTTAGCAAAATGAGTTCAAAGGAAGTAAAAAGAGATGTGCTTTTAATGGCAAAAAATAATCCAGCTATGTTTTTAGAACTAGCAAAAGATGATAATGTTCAGCTTAGAAATATAGGCGTTAAAGCTACAGAAGCAAACATAATCAAATTAAGCGATGACCAAAGAACATTTGCTTGGGGTTCAAACGGTAGGAAACTATTTACAGTTCCTTTTGATGAACATCCATACAATGCTTTAGCATCATGGTTTAAAACAGATGAAGGATTAGAAGTATTTAAAAGTATACAAAAAAGATTAAAATAATTAATCACTTATAGAGGTAGTCATCTCTATGAGGTGACTACTTACTATAAATAAAAAAATATGGTCAATATAAATACAGTATATCAAAGAGTATTAACCATTGCTAACAAAGAGCAACGAGGATATATAACACCGCAGGAGTTTAACATACTTGCTAATCAAGCTCAAATGGATATATTTGAACAGTATTTTTATGATATTAACCAGTTCTTAAGACTATCGGGTAATGATACTATAGCTTCAGACCCTTTAGATATGTTAGAAGAAAAAGTATCTATATTTGAAAAGTTTAATCAAACGGTTACTATGGGTTCAGCTGGCGCTGGTACTATACCATCAGAATCTTATAGATTAATGAACTTAATAAAAGTAGACGTTAAAGGAAACGTAGATATTCAACATATTAACAAAAAAGAATTAAATAAATATCAAAATTCTAAACTTACAGCTCCAACACTAACAAGACCGTTTTATATTACAACTTCTGAAAACGGTATACAAATATTTCCAAACACTATAACTTCTAACGTAACATGTAACTACGTAGCTAAACCAGCTACTGTTAGATGGGGTTATGCTATGATAAACAACGAGGCATTATATAACCCAAGTAACTCAACTAACTTTGAACTACATGAATCAGAAGAGTCAGATTTGGTTATAAAGATATTAGCTTTAGCTGGTATAGTTATAAAAGATCCTCAGCTTTATCAAATAGCAGCAGGTGCAGACTCAGCTAAACAACAACTAGAAAAACAATAATAAATGGCACTATTTACAGGAACACAACAAGCTTATTACAATCCGGGTGACAACCTAGGCAATTATCAATTTGTAAGTTTTGCTGATTTAAAAAATAACTTTTTAGTTTCTTATGTTGGTGAAGATAAGATTATACCTAAGGTAAAAATACCAGATGTAAATTTTCACATACAGAGAGCTATAGCAGAATTAAGCTATGACACTTTGAAATCACACAAGTCTCAAGAAGTAGACGTACCACCTTCTCTTCAAATGAAGATACCTCACGATTATGTTAATTATGTAAAATTAATGTGGCATGATGATGCTGGTGTTGAACGAATAATATATCCTGTTAGAAAAACTAGTAATCCAAAAGCTTTGTTACAAGACGCTAATTACAATTACATATTTGACAGTGATGGTAATTTAACAACAGCACAAGACTCTGAAACGTGGATTAATTTTAAACAAAAATCAACTCATACTACTGTAGAAAATGTTAGTGGTCCAGATGTTGATGCAACTTTAGCCGAGGGCAGAAGATATGGTATAACACCTGAGCACGCTCAGTTTAATGGCTTGTTCTTTATAGATAGTGATAGAGGTTATATATATTTTAGCTCTGGTCTTCACGGTAAAACCGTAACTTTAAAATATATAAGTGATAGTTTAGGCACAGAAGATGAAATAAAAGTACATAAGTTTGCAGAAGAAGCTGTGTACAAAATGGTTGCTCACTCAATATTGAATACAAAAGCAAATATACCAGAATATGTAATAGCTAGATTTAAAAAAGAAAAAAGAGCAGCTATTAGACAAGCTAAATTAAGGTTATCTAACTTAAAAATAGAAGAGATCAACCTTATAATGAAGAATAAATCTAAAATAATTAAACACTAATGCCAGAATTAAAACGTACATTCAGCGGGGGAATTATGAACAAAGACCTCGATGAAAGATTAGTTCCTAATGGTCAATATAGAGACGCTTTAAATGTTCAGGTATCTACATCTGAGGGTAGCGACGTTGGTGCACTTCAAAACATACTTGGAAATAAAATTCCATATTCCTCAGCTTTAACATCTACGCAACTAGGGCCAAATGCTTTTGTTGTAGGATCAATAAGAAAAGATGACACAGAGTGTGTATATTGGTTTGTAGCTAGTAACAGCAAATCTTTAATATTAGAATATAATCAAAAAACAAACGCTGTTAAACCAGTTTTAGTTGACACATTAAATGTTCTTAGGTTTAATAGAAATAACTTAATAACAGGCGTTGAAATATTAGATGATTTTTTAATATGGACAGATAATCAAACTGAACCAAAGATGATAAAAATATCTACATGGAAAGGTTATGCAAATAATTCATACAACCATACGCAGGTTTTAGGTAGTAATTTTATTGAAGATCAAATAACAGTAATTAAGAAAGGTCCTAAAAAACCACCACAACTTAAAATGTCTAGGTCTTTTAGAACAGGTATAATAGAAACTATTTTAACTCAAAAAAGTTTTTCAGTTCAAGATCAAAATACTTCAGAGTATGATCCAATGCCGACTGGTTTATATACTGATCAAAATGGTGATGGTAATGTTGATACAGCTAGTGGTATTGTTAGCTTTCAAACAACAGCTAATTTTAAAGTCGGAGATAAACTAAGGTTAACACCTCTAGACGAAAGTGATGACGATGAAGCTATTTTAAGTGTGCTACAAACTTACACTTCACAACCAACTCAATTTAAAGTAAATGTTGATGTTGTATCAGAAGATATTGAAGAAGGTATTTTAGACTGGAAAGTAGAGTTAATACAAGATCCACCTTTATTTGAAACTAAGTTTCCAAGGTTTGCATATAGATATAAGTATATAGATGGTGAGTATTCTGTAATAAGTCCTTTTAGCCAAATAGCTTTTCTAGCCGATAGATTTGATTATGTACCTAAAAAAGGTTATAATTTAGGTATGGTTAATAATTTAAGAAAACTTCAAATATGTGATTGGGCTAAAAACGTTCCTGACTTTGTAAAAGAAATAGATATATTATATAAAGACAGTGTTAATAATAACATATATGTAGTTAAAAGTATAAAAACGACAGATCCAGAATATTCAGTAAGGGCTAACGAGTGTTCATTTTTATTAAACGTTGACACTGATGAATCGTCTGCTATAAATTTTAGTTATACTGATACTTTTGGACAATCTGCAACTATATCAGTTGCTCCCGGAACAACAATAACAGTGGTTGGTATATGTGGCACAATGACAATGACTTCAACGCCAGATAATTCAGCAAATGTATCAATAGATAGTACGCCTTTAAATGTTTATGAAGGAGAGTTAGAGATAACATCTGAAATAATATATAAAGTAATACCTTCTAATCAAATATTAAGACCTTACGATAACGTGCCAAGAAAAGCTAAAGCTCTAGCTGTTTCTGGAAATAGACTAATGTTTGGTAACTACGTAGAAAACTACGACATGTCTAAAGAAGGCAACGAGATAACAACTCTTTTTGATGTTAGTATATTCCAAGATCCTAGCAATGCTGTTGAACCTGGAGAGCCTGGTAAATCTATAAAATCAATGAGAACTTATCAAATTGGTGTTGTTTATAGAGATAAGTTTGGTAGAGAAACACCTGTGTTTACAGATCCTAGTGGATCTATTACGTTAGATAAAGAGTCTGCTAAAAAATACAACGTAATAACAGCAAACATACTATCAGATATACCTGCTTGGGCTGATTCGTATAAGTTTTATATAAAAGAAACCTCGCAGCCATACTATAACTTGTCAATGGATAAACACTATCCTGCTGAAGATGGAAATGTTTGGATAGCTTTTCCTTCTTCTGAAAGAAATAAAATCACAGAAGAGTCTTTCATGATATTAAAAAAGAAACATGATGACGACACGCCTGTAGATACAGACGCTAAATATAAAGTTATTGCTATAGAAAATGAAGCTCCAGACTTTTTAAAAGAAAAAAAAGTTTCAAAAGGATTAATGTCTAGGGCTTTGATAGGATCTGGTGATGGTAATATATTTGCTAACCAAACTGGTTATCCAATAGAAGATGGTTCTTTTATTGAAATAAGTAAAGATGATTGGAGAAAAGTTTATGGTGGTGGTAATGATGGTGGTAGTGCTAGTAGTACCTTTGATCAAGCAATACCAGTTCATCAATTATCAGATTTAACATTAAGAATATCTAACGGTGCTAATATAACAAAGCATTATGAAATAGCAAATATACAATTCTTACCTGAAAACAGCCCTTCTGTTTATAGGGTTAACATAGAAGAAAGATTTGAGACTGACGATATAAACTTTATAGGAGAATATAATTCTGATGATACTTCTTTAACTCTTGAGATATTCCAAAAAACAATAAAAAGAAAACCAGAGTTTCAAGGTAGATTTTTTACAAAAATACAAAGAGATGGTGTATTAGACGATGCTATATTAAGTAGAGCAAACGAAGAAGATTATAAAATAACATCTATAGTTCCTATATACGCTATGACACCCGGTAGAAACGCTACTAAAGGTTTTTGGAGAGATACTAATAAAGGTAATTATTCGAGTGGCAGTGGTAGCGGTGTTGGTGATAGAGCAGCTGGTTGGTTTTTATGTAGAAATACATATAGATATGGACCTAGAGATGCTGGTGGTAGTTTAAATAGAGGTGGTAAATATAGAGGTTTTTACAACAACCACGATACAGCTAAAAATACACAAGGATTTGGTGCTCAAGCTGGTAATGATTATTTAGAAATAGCTTATCACTGGTGGGGACCTAAAGATAGAAAAGCTTGGACTGGAAAATGGGAAAGCTTTGAAACAAAATATGAAAAACGCTTTAGACAGTTTGTTACAGCGTTGCAAACAAATTTTTCAAAATTTAGATTTACTGATGATCCAAATAAAGAAGAAAATACTTATACAATAACTGGTTTTAGAAGAACACACACGGTAGCTTTTAAGAAAAGAAAAAAAGGTAAATGGGCTAGCTCGCGTATTATAAAGTGGACTTTAGGTTTAGACAAACCATTAGTTTGGGTACCAGAAGATAACGGTCATAATTCAAAAGCAACTGCAACTCAAATAGAGATACTGCAACAATATCTAGATGATGATTCACTAGAAGGTTTTGAAAGCAATAATCCAGCTATATGGGAAACAGAGCCTAAAGAAGTTGCTGAGTTAGATATATTCTATGAAGCTAGTGAAGCTTATGATAAATCAATC